ATGCTGAGGAACGCGCAACGATGGTTATGACGTATCTTGCCCTGATGGAAAGAGGGGCGGCGGAAGACAAAGATCGTGCGTTGGTGCTCGCTCCCTTGTTCCGCCCTACCTCGGATGGCATCGTGAAGGACGATGCCGCGCCGGAGTTTTCTCCGGCTGCCATTGCATCGAGATATCTCACGCGCTGACCTGCTGCTCCATCGCCTCAACGGCCCGTGACCGCTCACGCAACCCGAAATGCCGGGCGGTCGCATCTATCGCGGCGAGGAACAGCACGCCGAGCCGCTCGGACTCGCCCATGCCCTGGCTGGCCATCCACGAGAACGAGTGGCCGTTGATGACCCTGTGAAAGAGGATGGCGAACATCTCCTCGCCGATCCGGGCTTTGACGCCGTCGATGAGGTGGAGCGATTCCGCCCGGTCGTCGGGCACGCCGGCGATCTTGCGGGAAGTGTCGACGCCTCGCTCGTAGCGCGGGGTGAGCATGACAGCGCCGATCAGCGCCTGCTCAGCGTCGATGTTGGATGGCGGCTGGCGCATCACGGATTCGTCGAGCTTGCGCATGACGGTCATTCCGCGGCCGCCGGAAACGCTGCGCCGCAGATGATTTCAGCCGCCATGCCGATCCGGCGCGCAGACATCGTCGCGTATTCGGGGTTCAGTTCGATCAGCGTGGCGTCGAGGCCGAGCCCGTCAGCGACGAGCCCAACCGTGCCGGCACCACCGAAGGGGTCGAGCACCCTGCCGGCGACGGGCGGGGTAAAGCGGCAGAGGCCCTCGCACTTCGGCTGCGGGAGCGCGTGGACGCGGGCTCATCACGGCGGGCGATGTCGATACCCGGTCAATTGTCGATGTTCGACCTTCCGACCTGGAGGGATACGAGCGTTGCCATTTCTTCGCGGGCATCGGCGGCTGGGAACTCGCGCTTCGCCTGGCGGAATGGCCCTGCGGCTTTCCGGTCTGGACCGGCTCTGCCCCCTGTCAGCCATTCTCAAGCTCGGACAGCGGACGATTGAGATGGCGCGGCACTACGCGAAGGGCGCCGATCTCGCGCCTAAGATGCGGAAGGTCGTCAACACGCTCGATGAGGAGTTCGAGCGGCGCATCAAGCCTTCTGACAAACCGACTGGAAAAGTGTCAAACTCCGGCCCGGCCACTTTTCCGAAGGCTCAGGAAAGTGTATAGTTCTCAACGGCCTAAGACTAGATGAAGTGGTAGCGAGGGAGGGATTTGAACCCCCGACACAAGGATTATGATTCCTGGGAGACCTGTTTCAGATCAATCCCTTACGGGTGCCGTGTTGCAGTCGTGTTGCGCTATTTGATTTCCAGCAAGCCCGTTTCGATCGCCGCCAGCTTCGCGGCCTCATCCTCTCGTGCCTCAAACAGGTAGCCGTACTGGTCGAACGTCTGCTGGATCGAGGCGTGCCCCATGAGGCTTTGCACGCGCTTCGGGCTCAGGCCCTGTTCGATCCACAGGGCGGCCGCAGCGTGCCGCAGGGCATGGAGCGAGAACTTCGCATCTGGCTTCCCATCAGCGCCCGGCATCGTCACGCCTGCTGCCACCTGGATCGGCCAGAACACCCGATTGAGGATGTTGCCGTGTGTCTCGATGCCCCCTGCCCCGGTTGGGAATACGAGACCGAGCTTCCCGATCGGGCACGCCAGTTTCCACGCCTTGAGCGTAAGCAGAAGCGTCGGAGGCAGCGGGATATCGCGCGTGCCGGCCTTCGACTTCGGTGGGCCGAACTTGTTGAACCGGTCCGCCCGCCGCCGCACGCTCAGCACGCCACGCTTCAGGTCCACATCCTCCCATAGGAGCCCGCGCAGCTCGGACCCGCGCAGGCCGGTGAAGATCAGTGTGAGGATCAGCGGCCGCCACCTATCAGGCGTGTGATCGATGATCGCCTTCAGCTCCTCCCGCGTCGGCATTTCCGGCCGAGCGTCCTCACGCTTGGAGCGCTTCACGGGCGAGGCTGAGCGGACGTTGTTGACGGTAACCAGCCCGCGCCGCTGTGCTTCCGTCACCATCGCGGAGAGGGACACCAGCACCCGCCGGCACATCTCCGGAGAGCGAGGCTTCTTGTCCGCGCGAAGCTGATCGATGAAGGCGTTTACGCTCGGCGCGGTGATCTTCGACAGCTTCGTGGCGCCGATGAACGGCACGATGTGCAGCCGGACATGCGCCCGGTACTGCCGCAGCGTCGTCGCCTCGAGCTTGTCGCGCTCGCATCGCTCAAGCCACATCTCGGCCGCCTGCGCGACCGTAGGCGACACGCTGTCCGGCGTGTGGACGCCCTGCGCCACCTGATTTCGCGCCTGGACGAGAAAGGCGTCCGCCTCCTTCCTAGTCGAGAATTGTCGGAAGCGCCGGGCCCCTCCCCCGTCATTGTAGCTCGCCAGCCAAACGGTTTTCCCGCTCGGTAACGTTCGCTTTCGTATTGTTGCCATTCGGAATGCTCCACAGGGGCCCGCGCTGTTCACGCTTGCTGCACCCTTTGGATATAACGTCATATGGGGATTGACGCGTCAAGCATCGGAAGCTACTTCATATGGAACGGGTGACGCATGGCCTTCCTTAGTGATTTGGTTCGCGAAGTCGCGAAAGTGGAAGGCATTGAGGAAGTATCCGTTGGGATATTTGCTCGGCACGCTCGCGAGGCCGGCTTGATTAGACAAGGAGGCAGAGGGAAATCAGCCGCGAAGATGAATCTAAGCGATGCTGCAAATCTGCTAATGGCTGTGAATGGCTGCGGCTTTGCGAAGGACATCGCGGAAAACGTCCCGAAAATTCGTGCTCTGCCTTTACTGTCCAGGTGCGCAGATCATGCTTACGAATTGGAGGTGGAGGACCTGTCATTCGGTGAGAGCTTGGAGCGCTTCATTCATCTGATGGTGAACGAAGAAGAACGCACTTCATATCCAGGCATGTGCTTCATCAAGTTCTCACGCCCAGAGCTTCGCGTGGAAATCAAATGCTACCCTGCAATTGAAGGGTTAGAACAGGGCGCGACTCTAACGTATGGAACGACGGAAGATGAGCACTCTGAAATGTTCGGAAACGATCGTTTAGAGCAGACCGTCATTTCCTATTTAACCCTTTCGCATGTCGCGAAGGTGATTTCGACCTAGGAGATACAAAGATGACGAGCAATGCAACGCTCCTCGCTGGAGCGAACGATGGCGGCTTGCCTGATGATCCGGTGATCGTCGGAGCCGAGAACATCGCCCTGGTGATCTACGGCGAGGCCGAGGGGAAGCGTCAAGGCAACATTCGCCGGATCTATCACGCGATTTCCAAGAAGGAGCTGCCAACCTTCAAGCTCGGTGGCCGTGTCCACGCCCGACGCTCCACGATCCTGCGGTGGATTGAGCAGCAGGAGAGCGCGGCGTGAGCAAGTCCGCTGCCATCACCCCTGTCGGTTTCATCGTGCAGGCGGCTCACTCGTCTGAAGGCAACGCCGTTCGATTCCGGTTCGGCCTTCCGGATGCGCCAGGCGGCTTCGTGCTGATGCTGGACGCTGAGACGGCCGGCCTCATGGCTCAGGACATCAACACCGCCGTCGCCGTAATCGAGCGAGCCGAGCGCGGCCGCGACGACGCTTGAGGATTTTCGCGGCGCTGCATCGCGAAAATGAAGGTGGCCGGGAAGCGGCGGCAACCGCCCCCGGCCCATCATGAACTCCGGGAAGGATCTCGATGATGAGCAGACGATATAGCACGATCCCTGAAGGATCAGTAAAGCCCGAGGACCGATTCAGCGCGATCGGGCACGCGATCGAAGATGCGACGCTCGACCTCCATCTGTTCGCCGATCTCACCATGCAGTGGTGGCACAGCGTCGTTGATGAGCGATCCGAACACCGGCCGGTCGATTTCCAGATCACCCACCGCGAAACCCGAATCCTGAATTTCGCGCTCGGCGAGATGTGGAAGCGCGCCCGCTGGATGGAGAACCAATACGCGGCCGATCAGGAGGATGGGCAGTGAGCGCGATCCCTCCAACCACATCGCCCTTCGCAGGCGTGGCAGATTTCTCCGTGCCGCTGCAATCGACCAGGAAACCCGAACGGAATGCGTCTGGCTTCCCGCGGTGGATGGTGCTGGCCGCCGTCGGCCTGCCGCTGCACTACGCCGGCCGGACGCGCCTGGGGGCGCCCCTGTCGTCCGCCGGTTGATGCGGACGCTCGCCCGCTTCGCCTGACCTCAACCGCGCGGCGGAAACTTTGTCGCGCGGCTTCAGCATCTTCACGGGCAGACCGATGGCGGATCTGGAAGAGCCGAACATTCTCACATGGGTGCCGAAGGACAAGGCGTGGGCCATGGAAATGTGGTCCGCGAATGTCTGGAAGGACGTGCGCATCAGCAAGGGTGAGCTTCGGCTCGCCTGGGCGCTCACGTTCACGTTCCACAGCACAGAGAAGCGGTGTTGGGAGACCAACGCAACCATTGCAAAACGTGCCGGCGTGAGCGTCGAAGCAGTGCGCAACGACCTCAAGGCACTGGAAAAGCACGGTCACATCCTGCGCCGAGATGAGTACGTCAGAGGCGCCATGCTCCGCGTGATCCGCCCCGTCTTCAATCGAGATGTGCAGAACCAGGCCCCGCGCCAGCGTCGCGGCGGCCGCCAATCTGTTGCGGCCGGGGGGACTGAGGTTCAGTGCGAGGGGGGACTGAGCCTCAATTGCGAAGGGGGACTGAGGTTCAACCCCCATGTATCCTCTGAAGGTTTATCCTCTGACTCATCCTATGGCGTCGAGGGCTTCATAGAGGGGGAAGGGACGGAGGAATTCCACGATCGAGAAGATTGGGAAGAACTCCATCCGTAAGCCGTAGCCCATCGTAAACCGAGCAAGGGCTACCGAGTGCATGCCCCATTTTCCTGACAGCTAACGCTTTACAAGGGCGACCTACGTAACGCGAAGATTTCCGCACCAAACTTGTGCCCAAGAGGGTCAGAACCCAGCATGACGCAAAATAATAAGCGGCGGGATATCCTAAAAGCTGAAATATTCACATACCTATTTTTTAGGCGCCTACGAAGAGAGCCCTATAAGAGTACGTTTTCTGCTTTGTCGAATGTCGCGACGATATTGACTCTACCTGTGGTCCTGATTTTCTCTCTGCTTACATGGATGGAGGCAAGGCAAGCCCGGCAAGATCAGCTCCAATATTTTCAGTTGGAAAAATCCCCCAACGTGCAGCCAACTCTATTTACATTCAAGTCGATAGGCGGGACTAACGAAAAAGTTATATATCTTACGTGGAAAAATCTGGGTGAGAGTACTGCATTCAAGTTTAGAGCGGAGATTTCTTACAGTGGCGGAAAGAAGATGTTCTCATCTGCCGAGAATCGCAACTGGGGTATTTTGGATGCAAGCAACAAATACACGCTTCGAAAAAATACGGAGACTACTTATCTGATTGCGACGACCAATATGATACAAAAGGAAACTAGCATAAGAATCAAGGAAATTCGTGCCTCGATGACCAATGATTTTGGAGCCGACGGCGAGTTTTTTCTAGGGCAACTCAAGTACACCTATCGCGATAACTTTGGGGTTGAATACAGCGGCACAAGCGCGCTCTGGGCCAAACGGGACGAATAGCTGGTTAGGCATAGACGCTGTTTTTTGGTCCGAATGCCGCCGCGGCATCGCACCTCTCTATGTCAAGCGTCCCTGATTGACACAGCCTATCGATACGATAGATGTCATCTATCGAACGAATAGGGAACGGTCATGGCCCGCTACCCGGACCTCATCGAAACGCTCGCCCGCCTGGACGGCCGCCCGTTCCCGTCGATCGACACCTATGCGCGCTTCCTGCGCTCGGGCGGCTACCTGTCGGAGACGCGGCGCGGGAACACCTCGACGCGCGTCACGGCCAACGACGCCTGCAACCTCCTCCTCGGCACGCTGACGACGGAGAGCCCGACTGCTGCGCCCCGTGTGGTGGAGACGTTCCGCGGCTTGGTGCGCCTGCCTGCGCCGCCCGCGAAGGATCTGCCGCGCACCCTCGGCCTTCTGATCCAGCTTCCGAATTTCGCCGAGTTCTTGGCCGGCGCGATCGACTATGCCCGCCCGCTGCGGAACGAGCTCGGCGAGTTCGGTTTCGAGCTTCAGGTGAGCCGGTCCGTACCGGCCGCTGGGCTGATGCTCCGCGACCCCTTGGGCCGTCGTCGTCGGATCGCGGAATGGGTGGTCGACGTGCGCCGGCATGGTGCGGGTGTGGGCCTGCCCGAGGCCGAGGGCGGCGCCGATCGCCGCCTGATCGCCAGCATCACCCACCGGACGATCTTCGCCCTGGGCGACCTCCTCGAGCGTGAGGAGATCTCGGCATGAAGGCGACTCTGATCCAGATCGAGGCGGTGCGGGAAATCGCCGATCGCGAGCTGAGCCCTTACGACGGGCGCGAGCGCACCGGGACCATTTTCCAGATGAGCCGGGCCTTCCTCGCGTTCGACCTCGCCGACACGCACGTGACGACGGCTCCGAACGTCCGTCTTGCCATGCAGGCCCTCCGGAGGGCGCCGGCATGACGGCTGACCTGATCGAGAAGAACAAGCGCCTGGGCCGACAGATCGAGCGCCTCCAGCAAGATATCGGCAAGGTAAGCCGCCAGCGTGATGAGCAGGCCGTGCGGGCGGCACTCGCCGAGCGTCGTGAGCGTGACATGCGCCGCGAACTCGACGGCATCCGCGAGCGCATGCGGGAAGCGAGGGCGCTCGGATGACCCGCTCCGGCCCCCGCCAACGCGGCTACGGCACCGCCTGGGACAAGGCCCGTGCTGGCTTCCTCCGCTCCCATCCCTGGTGCGCCTGGTGCGCTCAGGAGGGCAAGCAGGTGAAGGCCGAGCACGTCCACCACAGCACGCCCCACAAGGGCGACCAGCGGGTGTTCTGGGACAAGAGCCGATGGCTCCCCCTCTGCACCGCCCATCACAATCGGGATGCTCAGCAGATTGAGACGCAAGGCTTCCGTGATGCGGTGAAGGCCGATGGCCTGCCGATCGATCCTTCGCACCCCTTCTACCAGTCATAGTCCCTGGGGGCGGGTCGAAAGTCATCGATTTAAAGGCTTCAGGACCGGGCCTTTTCCTCCGCTCAGATTTAATTTCGAAAGGACGCTGCGAAATGGCCGTTGGTCGAATGGAAAAGGCGGTGCCGTTCCCGGAGTTCGCGCCGGATCAGGTGCTGAGATTCACGTGGGCCGACATGATCGCGCTGGAACTCGCCGCCTACGGCATCACAGCCGAGGAGATGGACCGGGAGCACGCGCGCGGCGAGATGCGTCCGGCCTGGACGAGGGTCATCGAGCAGAAGTTCGCGGCGAACGACACGAAGCTCGTCCGGCAGGCAATCAAGCTCGCGCTGAAAAAGCCGGGCGGGATCGATCGTCCGACTATCACCGACAACGATCTCAACGACCTCCCATTTTCCCCGGCCGAGGTGATTCAGAAGGTGGCCGACGCGCTGGCCTGCGCGATCACCGGCCGCGCCTACGCGACGATGCAGGAAGAGCGTCGCGCAGCGGAGGAGGCGGCGAAGGCCGCGGCGTGACGGCATGGGCGCGCGAGGGAAAGGCGCAACGCCACGGCGCGTGCTCACGGCAGAAGAAACAAAACAGCGCGCCCGCAAAAGACCGTGGGAACGCAAAGGGCTCAGTCGAGCGGCCCGCGTCATCAAGTACATCGAGAGCTTGAAGATCACGTCCGGCAAGTTCGCGGGCAAGCCATTCAAGCTCAGAGGATGGCAAAAGGACTTCCTCAACAAGGTCTACGCAACGGACGAACAAGATCGACGCCTAGTACGTACAGCGGTCCTTTCGCTCGGTCGAAAAAATGGAAAAACGCAGTTGGCTGCAGGACTTGCGCTTTGCCATCTCATTGGCCCCGAATGCGAGCCGCGTTCGGAAGTGTACTCGTGCGCCAATGACACCGGGCAGGCGGGCAAGCTGTTCGATGAAATGTGCGCGATGATCCGCATGGATGAGCGCGCGCAGGACGAGACGAACATCATCTCCTTTCGCAAGGAGATCCAGCACTATCCGACCGGCGGCAAATACATGGCGATGTCCGCTGACGACAAGACCAAGCTCGGGCTCAACCCTTCCATGGTGGTCTATGACGAGCTGGGCGCGGCCAAAAACCGGAAGCTGTTCGATGCCTTCGATACGGCGATGGGGGGCCGAGAGGAGCCGTTGTTCCTCGTCATCAGCACGCAGGCCGAGAGCGATTTCGCGCCCATGTCGGAGCTGGTCGATTACGGCACACAGGTGCAGGCGGGCATCGTCTACGATCCGACGTTTCATCTGACGCTCTACGCGGCGCCACCGGAGATGGACCCGTTTTCGCCCGCGGCTTGGCGTGCGGCCAACCCGGCGCTCGGCGACTTCCGGTCCCTACCCGACGTGGAGCGCCAATCCGCGCAGGCGCAGACGATGCGTTCGAAGCGGCCCGCTTTCGAAAACCTCGTGCTCAACCGGCGCACCGCCGCCGAGGCCCGGTTCGTCAACCTCGTGGAGTGGCGGGACAACGGCGACGAACCCCGCGCGCTGGAGGATCTGGAAGGTAAGCCCTGCTTCCTCGCGCTCGACCTCTCGGCTACCCGCGACCTGACCGGCATTGTCGGCATCTGGGGCGACGAAGACGCCGGCTTCGACGTGCACGCCTGGGCCTTCCTGCCGGGCGAAGGGCTGGCAGATCGCGCCGTCGCAGACCGCGTGCCCTATCCCGAGTGGAAGGAGCGCGAATTGCTGATCGCGCCGGATGGCTCGGTTGTGAACGATCCGGGCCTGATCGCCGAGTTCATCGCCGACCTCAATGAGCGCTTCGACGTTCGCGGTCTCGCCTTCGACCGCCACAAGATGAAGGCCGTCATCGCCGAGTTCGACAAGATCGAAATGGCGGTGAAGCAGGTGAAAGCCGACGACGACGACGGCTTTTCCGAAGCGCTCCGGCTCGGCGCTCTCCCGATTGTCGATTGGGGGCAAGGCTTTGTCGGCATGGCGCCGGCCGTGGACGCGCTGGAGAACGCCATCGCCATGCGGCGGCTGCGTCACGGCATGAGCCCGGTCCTGACGTGGAACGCCGCCAACGCGGTGGTGACGAAGGACAGCGCTGGGAACCGGAAGCTCGACAAGTCGAAGGCCCGGCAGCGCATCGACCTGATCGTGTGCCTCGCGATGGCGCTCGGCCTCGCCAAGGTCCGAGCCAAGCCGGTGAAGCCGGCGCCGGACCTCTCCGCGTTTCTCTCTAATCCGGTGTGGGCATGAGCCTCCTGTCGTTCCTCGGCCGCACGTTCACGCTCCGGGATCGGAGCTTCTGGACGCTGTTCGGCGCCGGCCCGACCTGGGCGGGCAAGGCGGTCACGCCCGACGCGGTGCTCCAGATCGCGACAGCGCTCGCCTGCATCCGGCTCTGGGCGACGACCGTCTCGACCATGCCCCTCCACGTCTACCGGGAAGGGGCGGACGGAGCGCGCGAGCAGATCAACGAGCATCCCATGGCGGTGGTACTCCGCGACCGGCCGAATGCCGATCAGACCGCCGCTGAGTTCCTTGAGGGGATGGTCGCGTGCTCGATGCTGTTCGGCAACGCCTACGCGCTGAAGACCGTCACCGCCGGGCAGGTGCGGGCGCTGGTGATGCTCCGGCCCGACCTGATGACCGTGCGTCGCGACCGCGAGACCTACGAGCTGCGGTATGAGTACGCCGACCCGCGCGGGCGCGAGACCTATACCGCCGATGAGGTTTGGCACTTCAAGGCGTTCGGCCTAGGCGGCGACCTCGGCCTCTCCGCAGTCGAGTACGGCCGGCAGGCGTTCGGCCTTGCCATGGCGACCGATGAGGCGGCAGCGCGCACCTTCGCAAACGGGATCAAGCCGGGCGGCTTCTTCACTACCCAGCATATTCTCAGCGATGAGCAGCGAGAGCAGAATAGGAAAAACCTGATCGAGAACATGCAAGGCTCAGAGAATGCCGGGCGCATCGGCATTCTAGAGGGCAACTTTGCTTGGCAGCCGGTGCAAATGCCGTTGAAAGACGCCGAGTTGCTGGCGTCTCGTGGCCTGCATATTCAGGAGATCTGCCGCCTCATGGGAAATGTCCCGTCGGTCCTAGTCGGGCACACGGGTGACGGCGTCACCGCCTGGGGCAGCGGCATCGAAAGCTTGATCCGCGCGTGGCGCGCGTCGAGCCTCGACCAATTCCTCTCGCGGATGGAGCAGAGCGCAACTCGCGCCCTTCTCGCGCCTGCAGACCGCGGCCGGGTGTGGTGCGAGTTCAACCGCGACGGTCTCCTTCAGACGGACAGCGAAGCCCGGTCCAAGATCCACGCGGCCGCGGTGCAGAACGGCTGGAGCACGCGGAATGAGATCCGCAGGCTTGAGAACAAGCCGCCGATACCGGGCGGCGACGTGCTCACCGCTCAATCCAACCTCGTGCCGCTCGACCGGCTCGGCGTCGTCGTCACGCAGACTCGTGAGCAGGACGTACAGCAGGAGATCCGCCAGTGAACGTGAAGCGCAGAGCGTTCCCGCTCCAGATCAAGGCCGCGCCGGGCGACGATGGCCGGTTCACGGCACCGCCGGCGCCCGCGGCACCGGCCGCATCGAAGTGAAAATGATTACCTCGGCGCCGGGCTCGGCGGGCTCCCTGATCGAGCCGGAGCGCATCCGCGAGCCGATCATGCTGCCGCACCGTCCGATGACGGTCCGCGCGCTCCTCCAGCCCGGCCGCACCGGTTCGAACCTCGTCTACTTCGTCCGGCAGACCGGGTTCGTGAACAACGCCGCTCCGGTCGCAGAAGGCGCCCTCAAGCCCGAGAGCGACATCACCTTCGTGCCCGACACGGTGCCGGTGCGGACGATCGCGCACTGGATTCCGGTCTCTCGGCAGGCGTTCGATGACGTGCCCGGCATGGAGTCGCTGATCGACGGCGAGCTGCGCTACGGCCTCGATTACGTCGAAGAACAGCAGCTCTTGTTTGGCGACGGCACGGGCGAGAACCTGAAGGGCCTCGCCACGCAGGCGACGCCGTTCGCCATCCCCACCGGCATGGTCAACACGGCGGTGGCCGGCTCGCCCACCGACAAGATCGACACCCTTCTGCAGGCCATCGTGCAGTCGGAAGTGGCGCTCCTGCCGGCGAGCGGCATCGTGCTCAACACCATCGACTGGGCGCAGATCATCTCCGCCAAGGACAAGAACGACCAGTACCTGGGGAACGGCCCGTTCGGGACGCTCCAGGGCCGGAGCATCTGGGATCTGCCGACCGCCGTCACCCCGGCCATGCCGCAGGGCAAGTTCATGGTGGGTTCGCTCGGCACCTCCGCACAGATCTTCGACCGCCTCGACGCTGAGGTGGTGGTGTCTTCGGAGGACCGGGACAACTTCATCAAAAACACCCTCACCGTGCGCGCCGAGAAGCGCCTTGCCCTCGCGGTGAAGCGCCCGGCCGGCATCGTCTACGGCTCGTTCCGCGCCGCGTCCTGATCCACGGGGCCCGGCTACGGCCGGGCTCTTCACCCACCGGAGGAGCACCATGCAGACCGTTCGAGTGCTGCGCCCGTTCGCCAACGGTCATCACGACCGCATCGTGCATCCGGGCGACCTGATCGAGGTGACGAAGGACCGGGCGGAAGCCCTGAAAGCGAACAGCCTCGTGGAGGACGCCGCCGCCGAGAAGGCCGGGCCGCCGCCCGCCAACAAGATGGCGCCCGTGGCATCCAACAAGGCGACGCCGGCCCGCCGCGGCCGTCCGCCGAAGGGGGCCCGCTGATGTCCCTCGCCATCGCCGAAAAGCCAGCCGTACCCGTCGTCACCAAGACCGAGTTCCGCGAGCACGCGGGGCAGGAGGGCATGGGCGCTGACGACTTGTTCGTGGACCGCACCATCGAGGCGGTCACGGCATGGCTCGCGGGGCCGAGCGGCTGGCTGGGCCGGAGCTTGGTCGCACAGACCTTGCGCCTCACCGTTCCCTTCGGCAGCGAGTACGGCATTTTCGGCATCGTGCTCCCGCGCCCGCCGTTCATCGAGGTTAGATCCGTTGCCGTCGTCGACGCCGCCGGCATCGCGACGACGGTTCCGCCCGCCGCCTACTACACGCACCAGGAGGCGGACGGCTTCACGCGGTTGGCGTTCACGACAGCCTTCCGCGCGCCGGTCCTGCCGCCGGGCCCTGCCTGGCTGCGCGTCGAGTACCGGGCCGGCTACGGCGACAAGGGCGAGGACGTAGACCCCGGCATCCGCCACGCACTCCTGATGGCCGTGATGCGCCTCTACGCGGGTCGCGGCGATCCGACCATGACGCTGCAATCCGATCCCATGATGGGCGACCTGTTCGCGGCCTACCGCATGTGGACGCCACAATGATCTCCGCGGGGGCCATGAACCGCCGCGTGCGGATCGAGGGCGCGACCATCACGCGCGACCCCGACAGCAACGAGCAAATTCGCGAGTGGGGCACCATCGCGGAGGTCTGGGCGCATCGCCGGGACACGTCGGCCCGCGAAACGATGCTGGCCGGCGCTGTGGCGGCTCAGCAGGTGGCTGTTTTCACCATCTGGTGGCGCGACGGCATGGACACGACCATGCAACTCGTCAGCCAGGGCCAGACCTTCAACATCGCCGGCATCTCGGAAATCGGCCAGCGCTACCAGTTGCAGATCACCGGCACCGCGACCGGATCGGGAGCGCCGCAATGATTGGCGGGCGCCTCGGCGGGCTCGCTGCCTTTCTCCTCCAGCTTCGGCACAACGAGGCGAAGTTGCAGGAGGCCGCCCGCGCGCGAGCGCTGGAGGAGGCCGAGCGCGCCGCGGAAGCGATGCGGGCTGTGGTGCCGGTCGAGCAAGGCGCCGCCCGGGAGAGCATCCGCGCCGAACCGACCGCGAAGGGCGCCCGCGTCGTCGTCGGTGGCGAGGGCACGACCAAGGACGGGTACGACTACGTGCGCGCCCTCGAATATGGCCGCCCGCCGAGCAAGAGCGGGCCGGGCCAGCGGGCGAGCCGCGTCTTCACCCGAACATTCGAAGAGACTCGCCGCGAGGGCGGCGCGCGGATGGCGGCAGGCGTCGCCGAAGACATGAAGGGTTGATCCCATGGCAGGCGGCGCAGGCGCACTCAGCTTCGATGTCACGTCGGACGTGTCCAATTTTTCCCGCGCGATGGCGCTGGTGGAGAGCACGGCCAAGCAGAAGGCGGCGAGCTTCGCCCTGGAGTTCACCGGGGCCGGCAAGCGCATCGAGACGGCCATTGGCGATTCTGCCAAGCGCGCGGCGACGCAGGCGGGCACGACCCTCGCGACCGCGGCCAAGAAGTACGAGACGGAGTTCGCGGCAGCGGCGAAGACAGTCGGCACCAACCTGACGCAAGCGCTTGGACAGGCGACCGCGCCGGCTGCGCTCGGCGCCCTGCGGACCGCCGCCCTATTCACGATCGGCGCCTTCGCCGGCTTTCAGGTGGTCAAGCTCAGCATCGACGCGGTGACGGCGGCTGTCTCGGCGGCATCGGCCGAACTCGACCGCATGGCGAAGATCGGCGGCGATGCCTCGCGCCTCGGCGTGTCATCTACGTTCCTTCAGACCTACAGCGCGCAGGCCCGCGCCCTGAAGGTGGATGCGGACGCCCTGGTGAAGTCGCTGGAGACCACCCGCGCGGCGTTCGCGGTGCGGCAGGGCGAGGGCGGGGAGAACGCCCGTAACGAAAGCACGTTCGGCGGCCGGCTCCGGGAGCAGATGGCCGCCGGCAACGTCACCGCCGCGCAGGTTGGCCGCTTCGATGCCGCCGCCGGCACAGAGGCGCAGTTCAAGGCCGCGCTCGACATCATGGCCGAGTTGCAGGCGAAGGGCCGCGACCTCGCCGCGCTCGACCTCGCCGCGAAGATCTTCCTGCCGGAGCTTGTGGACCGCATCCGCAGCGGCGCGCTGGAACTCGCCCAGTTCCGGCGCATGATCGATGACGTGAAGAACCCCGACCTCGTGTTGCTCAAGCCGGAGGAGATCACCCGCGCGCAGGAGCTACAGCGCCGGCTTGAAGACGCGCAGGCAACCATGGACCGGGCCGCGACCGAGTTCCGGCACGAGCTGGCGCAGGCGGGCACGGGGCTACGTGAGGATGCCATCGCCTGGAAGGAGCTGATGGCGTCGGGTGCGCGCGTCGCCGTCACCATTCTTCAGCAGGCCCGCCAGATCCGAGAGGACATGACCGCCAGCGAGCCGGCCGTGTTCGGACGCGACTACTGGCGGGAGGAGGACCGGCCCGCCTCGGGGCTGAAGAAGGACATTGGCCGGACCACGCCGGCGACTTCCACCGGTGACGTGGAGCGCGACGCCGCGCTCGACCGGCTCCGCGGCAACCTCGGCAACCGCACGCTAATCGAGCAGGCTCAGCGAGCCTCGCAGCAGATGACGGATGGCCTGCGCCGAGACCAGACCAAGCCCATCGTTTCGACGCCGAAGCCCAAGGAGGCGTCCGAGTCCTTCGATGCGGTCGAGACCTACATCAACGGCATCGAGCGCTCCACGGAGGCGCTCAAGGCCGAGACCGCGGCGCTCGGCATGGCCGGCGGCGAACGGCTGGCAGCGGTCAACGTCGCGAAGCTGGAAGCCACGGCCCGGCAGCAGGGCATCACCCTCACCGAGGGGCAGATCGCGAAGGTGCGCGAACTCTCCCTCGCCACGGACGAGTACAAGACCAAGATCGAAGAGAGCATGGAGGCGCAGGCCTTCATCCGTTCGGTGGGCGGCGACGTGTTCCGCGGGATCGCCGCTGACGCCAGAAATGGCGCCAGTGCGATCGATCTCATCACCAACGCCGTGGAGCGCCTGGCCGCCCGGCTCAGCGACAAGGCGTTCGACACGTTCGCCGACGCCCTTTTCGGCAAGAGCGGCAGCGGCGAGGGTGGCGCGCTCGGCGGCTTCCTCAGTGGAGCGCTGAGCAGCCTGACGGGCGGCATCGGCGGCACGGGATCACCGACCGGAGGCGTGCGTCTGTTCGCCGAGGGCGGCATCGTGCGAGGCCCCGGCACCGGCCGATCCGATTCGATCCTGGCACGGATCTCCAACGGCGAGGCCATCATCCCGGCGCACATCGTCGCGACGAACCGCCCCCTCGTGCAAGCCCTGATCAGCGACCGCCTGCCGAAGTTCGCGGACGGCTACATGCCTGACCTCGCCGCGCTCACCGCCGGCTCGTTGGCGCAGGCTGAATCTCGCATATACGCCGCGCCGACCGCGCCGCGCCTCGGCAACGATCACACGCCCGGCTTCAACACCGAGGTGACGATCGTCGGCGGCGACAAGACGAGCGCCGAAACGACGATGGGCCCGCGCGGCCCGCGCACCGAGATCACGATCGATAAGGCCGTGGCGGCCGCGCTGATGAATGGCGCGGACACACGGTCGGTTCTGAAAAAGCTGACCGGCGGCCGGCTGGCAGGAGGGTGAAATGCAGATCCAGGTGGCGCACAGCCTACAGCTTCATGACAACGACGGTCCGGAGCAACTGCCCCCCGCGCTCGTCCTCCCGATTGCGGAAGGCCAAGCCGTCATGGGCGAGACGGTGAAGGCCTATCTCGCCCGCGTCGCGTGGCGGTTCGAGCTTCCCACCGCTCTGATGATCAACGGCGAGTACTACGCTCGCGCCGAATGGGAGACACGGGCCTTCGCCGCGAATGACCGGGTGGAGTTCATCAGCCGGCCGCTGGGTAGCGGCGCCGGCGGCTCGACAGCGAAGACCATCATGTCCGTTGTCGCCCTCGTGGCGTTGACCGCGGTGGCGGGCCCGTCCGGCTTCATCGGTGCCGCGCTCGCGTCCTCCCTCGGCAGCGTCGGCGGTGCAATTGCGGGTGCGGCGATCGTTGGCGCCGCCGCCGTCCCTGTGGCGCTCTGGATGCGCCCGGCCGCGCCCTGGTGGCGTCGAGCCATCCGCACCGCCCGCGACAGCCTCCGGGCCGTCCTCAACGTCGCCTGCCGCTTCTGGAGCCCCATCACATGACCGCGATCAACGCCCTTGTCCGCCGCGACCGCGTGCACGTCATGACCGACGGCGCGGTCTATCAGCCCGACGGCGCTGTCGTCGGCTCCATGCAGAAGGTCTATGTGCTCGCGCAGGCTGACGCCGTGCTGGCTATTCGCGGGCCGACCTACATTGGGCCGCCGCTCTACGGCGCGCTCAATGGCGCCAGCCTGACGGGTTTCGATGACCTCCTATCGACGCTCATTCCGGCCGTGCTGCACACGCTCGACAGCCTCGCCGCCTTCGACTCGGAGGTCGTGGCGGAGGCGAACGCCCGCCTGGATCTCCGCCGCGCCGACGTGGTGGTGGCCGGGTGGTCACGCGCCCGCGGCCGGGGCGAGATACACAAGCTCGACACGTCGGCCGAGGAATGGCGCCTCGAACCGCAGGGCGAGGGCTTCATCATGCCGGGCGACAACCCCGCGCTGATGGCCCGCCTCGAAGCGCACGGGTGGGATCTCTCGGACGAGCGGCAGGACGAACGCCGCCTGATCGAGCTGCTTCGCCATCAGCGCGCGGTGCCGACCAGCCTGACGGGCGGACCTCAGTTCGTCACGGTGGGCGCCTTCGCGCAGCACACCGTCATCACGGCGCAGGGAATCGCAACCCGGATCGTGGAGCGGTGGGCGGACAGGATCAGTGAAGCGGTAAGGGCCTGAAATTGCAAGTTTTCGTTAACCATTTGGCAACCCTTCAAGCCGCAATCAGCTTAACGATCACCTAAAGTACACGCCTCATTAACCATTGCGCCCTAGCTTGAGAGGGCAAAGAAAAACGGCCCCAGCATCTCTGCCGGGGCCGCTCTTTGATGGGGCGAATTGCGTTAGAGCCTTCCGAGCGCACGCAAGATCGCTACGGCTGCACTAGCAACTGCTAGCGCGGCCACTACGGACTCGTAGTTCACAGGGGAATCCTTTCTCTCTGTGGGCTACGAGTCCTTTGTTATCCCCGGAACCTTACCGATTCGTTCAGGCCTGAGGCTTTCCGCGCGGGTTGGAAACCATACCCGCAGAATGCGGTGATCAGAGGCGAACAGCCGGCAGCAGAGCAACATCACCAGCCACCGGCGCACGCTCGCCAAGATCGAGCATGCCGCTGGCGCGATCGGGAGCGACAAACGAACGATCTGAAGCGCTATCGCCGGTGATGCAATACAGCACTCATTCCGGTGGTTGATAGAGATTAAACTGACGGTACCGGATCTGGATAATAATTATTGATCTCTTCGATTGAATTCTCTTTGATGTGCGCATGTAGATGTTTCAAATCTTGCAGGAGCAGATGTAAAGAAAGACCTTCAGAACGCGTAAGTACCAAATTATTTCGATGCTTGATCGAGTTCTCTAACAGGACTTCCATAGGTTCAATGCCTTCTTGAAACGCTCGCCATATAATATAGCCACCCCTCCCAGCTATTTTTAGTTTCTGACCGTTTGCTATTCTGACTACAAGTCTATCCATGGCTTTGTAGAATGTATCGTAAAAATTATCAATTGTTGACGGCTGCTCTTGTACAGGCGATCCAACATCTGAAATATTCATAAACCATATCTGGCCTGTATTATTTTCATCGGGTCCCTCATAAAATATTCCCTTGCCATGGGTTTTTGTCCAAATTTTAGCAATAAAATACAGCTGCAAATTAAAATCGTCATAAACACTCCTAGACATGGTGGACTCTAGAGTGCGTCGCATGATTTCGGTTTGATGTGCGCTCTCTTTTGCAGAAATCTCAAGCTCGCGTTGTTGGTCGGCAAGGACGGCTCTCGTCTCAGCTAGCTCTGCCCTCTGGAGTGAAAGTTCTCTGCGCTGCAATTGGGTAGCCACGAAGAGCCACAGAAATGCGAGAGGCGCAAAAATGCCGGCAGCAACATCGCCGATATCGTTAAGCTGCAGGCTCCCGCATTTTGGGTCGCTGACCTCGCAGCCAAAGCCGAACTCGCTGCGCCGGACAAAAACGAGGAGCGCCGAGATGGCGAGATAAGCAACCGTCACCCCATACCAGGGTCCCAAACTATCGAGCCTTGCCACCCCTTTTTCCGCATATGCCTGCCGGGACGTTTCGGGCGTAACTTCGGTGCTCAACGTGTTCCATCCGTGTTGCGCGGACCAACCTACGCCGGGTCGTAACCCGTTGTAAAAGCACGAGACGTGTTGCAGCGTGTTGCAAGCCCGCTGGAGCACCATTCGGCCAACGAAAAACCCGCCAAGTCATTGACCGGGCGGGCAAAAGAAGTGGTAGCGAGGGAGGGATTTGAACCCCCGACACAAGGATTATGATCTGAGCGCGAGCAAGCCTAAGTCATTGATCCAACAGGCGTCGCCAGTGAGCTGCGCTAGCACTGCGCTACCAACTGCTCCGGCCGGTACTCAGGCCGGGTTTGCTGGTGCCCGCTTGAACGCACGCTCAATGGCCTCGATGACCTGATCGGGTGCCAGATGGTGGATCATGTGCCCCTGCCCTGGAATGGCGATGAGCTCGCTTCCTGGTAGCTCGTGGTGCAGCCTTTCAGACTGGCGACCGACATCGGCGATCTGATCGTCCGCGCCCACGATGATCACCACTGGCAGCGTCAGCTCGCGGTAGTGCTGCTGAAGCTCAACCGTAACAGGCGTCATGAGAGCGGCATCCTCGGCAGCCGCCCGCAACTGGGAGGGGCGTAGCATCAGCTCCTTCGGCATCAGCCTGTCGAAGCGCTCTGGCACGTCCGCAGGCGCAAACATCGCCTTGATCAAGCCCGGCAGGATGAGGCGGCCGATCACAGGTGACACGGTGTAGCGCATTACGTCCCCGATCACCGGGATCGCAGGGGGTGAGAACAGAAACACGTCCGCTCGCAGTGTCGGATAATAGTAGCCTGACGCGAGCACGAGGCCTCTCACTAGCTGTGGCGCCTGCAACGCGAGAGCGACCGCAACCAGGCTGCCCCAGGAGTGCCCAAGCACAACAGCTTGAGACACGCCAAGCCGCTCCAGGGCTGTTTGGTAGAGGGTCGCGTGAGCGCGCGGGGTCCATAAGGCGCGTGGCCGTTCACTGTAGCCGTAGCCAGGCCGGTCGATGATGATCACGCGGTGGCGCTTGGCGAGTTGATCGACGATGCCGCTGACTAGGAAGTCCTGGATCATGGTGCCGTTGCCGTGGATGAGCACCAGCGGGTCGCCCTGTCCTTGCTCAAAGTAGTGCAGGCGCACGCCGTCCACGGTCATGAACTGGCCGATGGGCGGGTAGCGGCGCTCGGCCTCACGGGCCTTTGAGGCCGCGTAGAGGGCTGAGGCACCCAGGGCGGCTGCCGCTCCTACAAGGGCGGGCGCGAGCCAGCTCCGCCTGCGGGTATGTGGCTCGATGGAGTGAGTACGGTTGTCGTTCATGCGGCCTCGCTTGA